ATGGACGGTAATTTAAAAAAGGTTATTGATCTTGCTCCGACAAATCCTCATACAATCCATTTTAAAGTTGATGCAGACGGAAATCTAAAAACATATCAATATCAACTAAAACCAAAAGAAGGCGCAACTGTCATTGATAACAATTATGTCGAATTAAATACTGATAGATTTTGGTATATCCCGCTTGACCCAGCAATTGGCGATCCTTACGGCAGGGGTCCGGCAACAGCAGCGATTGCAGATGTATTTTTCAATTTGAAAGTAATGTTTGATCTACGAAAAGTTATTCATAGTCAGGGTTGGCCTCGACTAGATGTAACCGTAATGTCAGATACCTTGAGAGCCAATGCTCCAGAGAGTATCAAAATGGACGAAGATAAATTAAACGAATTTATCAACAAGCAACTCAAAGAAATTGAAGCAACCTACAATAGCGTAAAGCCGGACGACACTTACATTCACCTTGATGCTATTCAAGTCGGAAGTGCTAATCCGGCAAGTCAGGGCGGACGATTGTTTGACCCGACAGCTCTATTGCGTTGTATCGAACGCAGAGTTATCAGAGCGCTAAAGCAACTCCCTATATTTATGGGAAGCAACGAAGGCACAACCGAAACTCACGGCACAGTCCAGTTTGAAATCTATGCAGAAGGCATAAATTCTATCCAGCAAATGTCAGAGAACTTAATGGAAAGATTTTTGGAATTCTATTTGAGAATGGAAGGCGTTCAAGCAAGAGTAGAATTTGAGTTCGTCAAAGTCCAAACAACCGATAAAAAAGCCGAAGCAGATGCAGAAGCTATTGAAATTCAGAATGCTATAACCAAGCGTGATGAAGGTTGGATATCACAGGACGAAGCTTCTATTGAGATAACCGGTAGCGAAGCATTAGAAGATTTAGAAACTATCAAAGCAGCTCAAGTCCCAGTCGGAGGTAATCCGGCGCCAACCGGTGGGGACGGGACAGACCCGATACCGCTCGCAGGCAACAAGTTGCACAACTCTAAAAAAAAAGATAGAAAACTCACGATAACGGAGCAGAAAAGGAAGTTCAAGCAAACCCGTGAAAACTTTTTGAACATTTTGGGCGATAGCTTTACCGAGATTGAAAAAATCATTCCTTCCGAAAAAATAGCGAATGAACTTTACAAATTACATCCAAAAAGCCCAGAAAACACTATCCCAAAAGACGGGAATAAACTAGATGTAAATTCACAGATTTACAAAGACACTCTAGGACTTGTCAGCAAGTATTTTGAAGGCAACAAGTTAAAAAAGATAATGGATAACTTGAGTGAAGAAGGCGCAGGCATATTGACCGAAGCGTATGAGAACTATTCACAAAGGATTGATAAATCTAGGCAGAAAAAGCTCTACTTACAAAGGCGCTGAATTTAAACTCGATAATTTAGGCATTCAGAAGCTTATTGATGAGCGTGCTTCGTTTTTCCCTACCAGTTCTTTTGAAACAACCCAAAACGACATCGCTAAAACAGTTTTGAGAGGATATAATGCTGATAAAAGCGCTGGCGAAATAGCTACTGATCTACGGGGTAAATTCGATGAAATGCGCACGAGCCGATCTAATTTGATTGCCAATCAAGAATTGAATTGGGCGACTTCTCAAGGTTCATTGAATACAATGCAGAAAAATGGCGTAAGTAAAAAGGAATGGCAGACAGTAGGAGATGACAGGGTTCGTCCAGAGCATCAAGCAAACGAAGATCAGGGAGCGATAGGCGTTTACGAAACATTTTCTAGCGGTGATGATGCGCCTCCGGCTGATTTTAATTGCCGTTGCCAACTTACAGAGGTTATTGATGAAGATTGGGATCCGCCAGCAGAACTTTGGCAGGGGCAATAATGCAGGAAGAAAAGAAAAAATGCAAGCGTTGCGCAGAGCGCCGGAAGCAGAACTTTGTTTACTGCGATGAGTGCGGTGAGAAATTAAATAAAAGTCATAACCTTCAATTCATTCCTTGCAAGGGAATGTATTCATACAAAAAATGATAAATAAGATATTTAGATGCGGTTGCGATCATTACCCCGTTCTTGCGGAAATCAGGAACGGCTATATTCTTATTAAGAAGAGAAGATATTTAATTTTCTCTGACAGTCCGTTATTATTGAAATGTGGCGATTGCGATAAATGGTATGAATTAAGCAACAACGGAAGCGACTTCATTATGGTTAAAAAAAGTAGCGAAGAAGTAACTGCAAAAATAGGTCCCGTTTGCGCAAAGTGCGGAACTCCCATTGATGATGGCGCTTGTCCTAATTGCCACCGGTTAATCCCAAAACAGAGGATTAAAAATACTCAAATGCTTCGAGATTACGAAATAAGAATGTAATATTTGCCAACATTTATTAAATATGTGCTAAAATAAAAGGAGCATATGAAAAACTTTCAAGCAACAATGAATAAACTAATGGGCAATGTTCAATGTAATATCACTAACATCGCTTTTCAGGGTGATAACGGAACTATTGAATCAGACATTAAGGCAATCAATGCACAACAGCCCGAAGGAGCTGTAAAACTGAAAGCCGAAGATGTTTTTATTTTTGAAGCCGAACTTTCCAACAGCAACATTGACTATTACTATACGAGAATGACACTTGACAGTTTGCAGAGTTATGCAGACAAGATCAATCGTCAAGGCATTCCGCTTATGGTTCATCACATCGAGGAATTATTCCCAATGGGTAGAATATTCAAGGGTGATGTTATCAGAGACGATTCTGGCGTTAATCGCTTGAAGATTCGATCATATATTGTTAGAGGCGACAGTAACGAGATTATTTCCGGTGATGTAGTTATCAGAAAAATTGAAACCGGTGTGCAAAAAGATATGTCAATCGGTTTTATTGCCGGAGGTTACACTTGTTCAATATGTGGCGGTGCAATGGTGCCAGGTTGGTTCAGTAGAGCGGTTGGCGTTGAATGTGAACACGTCATCGGAGCGACTTATGACGGACAGGTTGCCTATGCTTGGGTTGAAGACGGTGATGTTATTGAAGGAACATTGTGCTATACTGGAGCTACACCAGAAGCCATCATTGACAAGGCATTAAATCTATTCAAAGCCGGTAAACTCTCATCGGCACAAGTAAATTCGCTAAATAAAAATTTGCGTGCTAATATAAAGATAGAACAAAATAATAAAGGAGAAGAAGAAATGAAAGCTAAAGAAATTCTTAAAAACTTCTTAGCCGTTGAAGGCATATCGGAAACCGTAAAGAACTCCATCGGTCAGGAAGTCGAAAAATTGCAAGACGAAGACGGTGCTGAAAAAGCTCTCGAAGTTTTGGGTAATGCTGTTAAAACTCTAGAAGCTGAAAACATCGCTAAAGAGGAAAGAGCAAAAGTTGGCGATCAATATAAAGCTGATCTTATCAAAGAAACTCTTGCAGAAGGTGTCCGAGCAATGGGTAAAGGTTTTGATTCTGAAACTATGCAAAACTTTTTCGAAAGTGCTACAATAGATGTGATAAAAGCTCACAAAGCACAATACAATACCATTGTTGAAAAGTTATTCGGAAAAAAGAATAATGAAGTAGATAAAGATACGACTGATCCTGATCCAGAGAAGCCAGAAGAAGGCGCAGAAGGTAACGAAGGAGCAGAGGACGAAGCGGGTAAAAAAATTATCCCTGCCGAAGAATATAAATAGTATTGAAAATAAAAAAGTGTTACAATAAATTTAATAAATCTAATAATCTTAAGGAGAAACTAAAATGAGCGATCCAAGAGCAGAAGTATCATTTGAAGAAATTGGTCTCCATCTTACAAGCTTCAAATCTACTGGCTTAACAGTCAATGATGCCCCAACCGGTGGAGATAGCAATACCGGCGCAGCCGTTACTATGGTTGACAATGCAACCGTAGGCAAAGGTTCACAAGGTGACAGATTAGTTGGCCAAGTTAAAAAATATGAAAGTGACGGAATTGTTTCAGTAGCCGATGAAGGTTATTTGACAATTGGTTACACCGGTTCAGCTCCTACGCTTGGCGAATCAGTCGAATGCGATGGTTCCGGCACAGTTCAGATTGCAACCAACGACAATGTCATCACAAATACCGTAGTTTCGGTCGACACTACGAATAAATTGGTTACAATAAAGTTGTAATAAATTATAATCATTAAACATAAAATAGGATTAAACTAAAATGAACGAAAAGAATAAAAGAGTTTACACCCGAAAAGAACTTGAGGAAAGAACCAAGAAAGTTGAACTTGGTCTCGATCTTTACAAGGATGCTTTCAAAGAGGGTCGTTCCCTTTCAGCTCACTTGGAAACAATTGATCCTTCTGACGAAGCAGATTCGCTAGATGCTTTCGAGAGACAGCTTGCTGTCCGTGGCATCAGGACAAAATCAATTCCTGAAAAAGGAATCTTCGCAGACAAAATTGAGAACTTTTATGCATCTGACCAACCTCAATCACAGTTCCTATTCCCAGAGTTTTTGAACAGGGAAATGAGAGCTGCAAGAGTTGAACAGGATATCACAGGAGAGTTGATCGCAGCCCGTACTCCTATTGATGCTACTGTTTATAAATCAATTTATCTTGATATGTCGGATGTAACTAAGTTTAGAATGAAGAGAGTAGCAGAAGGCGCAGAAGTCCCAACCGCTATCTTAAAAACTAGCGAAAATGCTATCAATCTTAACAAATTCGGTATCAGAATTAAGGCAACTTACGAATCATTGCGAAGAGTAAGAATTGACCTGCTTCGTGTTCACTTGGCTATGATTGGTCTTCAAACCTCTCTAGATAAAGGAACCGCAGCCGTTGATGTCTTGATAAATGGTGACGGCAATGATAACGCAGCCGTAGTTGATAAACTATCTGATCTTGATAGTGAAGCAAGCGGAGCATTGACCTACAAAGCTTGGATAAGTTTCTTGATGAACTTCTATCCATATCAGGGAACAACTGTCGTAGGTAATAAAGCAGCGTTATTGCAGATAATGACGATGCAATTCCCAGGCATTGACCCGATGATGGCTTTGGCACAGTATGTTGGTGGCGCTCCAATGCAGGTTCAACTTGCACAAGGCGTTTTCACAACTGTCAGATTGGTCTTGTTAAATGGCGCTCCTGACGACACTTTAGCAGCTTGCGATAAGC